GTAACAGCCGCCGTCAACGTCCGCACCTGCTCCTCCAACGCCGCGATGCGGGTCGCGTTTGAAAGTTCGTCGCTCATGGCGTGGCCTCCAGTTGGGAGAGGGATGCACGCAGTTCTTCACGCCGCGTCCCAATCTCCGACAGCATTTTCGGATACAGAACCTCGTCCTGCTGCTCGTTGTGTGCCACCTCAAGGATGTACGACAACTGGTCGAGCGACTTCTGAGCCGCCTTCGCCACGGCGAGCAAGGCCGGAAACGCCGCCTGCTGTGCATACGCCAACTTGGTGCAACGCTCGCAGAACTCGTCAGCACTACAAGTCGGGTCGTCCTTCGCCCGCTCCAACGCCTCAAGTTTCTCGATGGTCATGGCTTGGCCTCCCGTGCTGAGAGCATCGCGTCGGCGATCTGGTAGGCCCATCCTGCCACTGCCTTTGCCGCACCAGCAACGTCGGATGCCCCCGTATTGGTGTTCGGGTTCGCAACCATCGCCGCCATCGCCTTCGCCGCCATGTAGTCGCGGAGGCTCATGCCTTCATCACCACCCGTTTCCCGTCCGCGTACCGATCCTTCAATCAATGCTGTCGGAAACGCTGGTCCGCCGTCGTTCGTCGCCATCACAAGCTCCTTTGCTTCGGTCCCTTCAACCCTGCCCGCAACGCCGCGAGCATCGCCTCTGCCGTCCTCTCGCGGAGGTACACGTCCGCGTGCCCATCGACATAACGCCCGACTTTGCTCGGCGGTATGCCCGGCACCTCGCGGGCTAGATCGGCCTTCGACATTGCCGACTTCGCCCACGCTTCCAAGATCAATCCCTGAATCACCCGTTTCGTCTTCTTTGCCATATCTGTACGTTAGGCTCCATTGTGTGGCCGTGTCAACCCGCCGCCCGTAATGCGGTGATGACCGTGCTGTGATTGGTGTTGAACGCCATTGCAATCTCGGGATAGGAGTACCCGCGTGCCCGCAAGATCCGGAACACCTCGGTACGCCGCTCGGTCCTGCCGCCACCCCGCAGCAGGTTCCCGCCCCGGCTCCGCTCCATGACCCATTCAAGGTCCACACCGACCGACCTGCACGCGGCCTCCAATGCGTTCGCCATGTGGGTGGCGTACCCGATGGCGTGCATCGCGTCGGCCTGCCGCTGCTTCGATGCCGCAATGTCCGCCCGCATCCGTGCGATGCGTTCGGCCTTGAGCTGCATCTGGTACGTCCGCCGTGGGTCTTCCACCCACGCCGGCCACGTCGGGCCTTGGATCGCTTGCGGCTTCGCGGGTGCGGGTGTGGTGTCCAGCAGGTTGGTTGCTTTCATGGGTTCAACCTCCAAAGCGTGGGATGCAACGGCGTGCCCCACAGTGTCTCAATCGTGATCGTTTCGCCGTTCGCTTCCGCAGCCCGCAGCCGTGCGTACGCCTCGCCCGTCCACGATGGCCCCATGCGGTTGATGAGTTTGGCCGGTGGTTCGTCCGGGTACTTCAATCTGATGAGTTGGTGCAGTGTGTACGTCAGTTCTGGTTCGGTCATTTCAGCCACTCCAAAGCCTTCGCGTACGCCTCGATCAAACTGCCGCCAGTGAAGTCGTGATTTCCTATCTGAACCATGTATCCTCCATCCGTCCGGTCCGTGTATACGTCGCAGTGTTTGAGCAGTGCCCGGTGAAACGCAGCCTCAAACAGCATCTTGATCGTCTGCGAACGTTCGCTGTCGAGTTAATCGTCGTTCCACAAGTACGAATAGTTTCCAACGATGTGATGCGTCACACGTTCCGGCCACGCCTCCCTATGCCCCTTCACAATCTCGAACAGTTCGGTGTCGGTCACGCGGTCGCTCCTTGTGTGAATAGCGGTGCGTCTACCGCCGCAGCGATTCGTGCCCGTGCGATTTCGATGTACGCCGCGTCTCGTTCAATGCCGATGAATCGGAAACCTTCAAGCCTCGATGCTTTGCCGGTGGACCCGCTCCCCATGAACGGATCAAGCACTACGCCGTTTGGTTGCGTCACAAGTCGGCACAGATACCGCATGAGTTCGGTTGGCTTCACGGTTGGATGGTTGTTCGTATCGCCTCGATCTTCTCCGCTCGCCTTCGCACAGTAGAAGAAGCGGGCGGCGGAGCCGGAGTCGCCAAATCCGGTATGGAAATACTCTCCGCCCTTGCTTGCTCCACTCGCCACACTTCGGCCGGGATCTGTGTGCGTCTTGAACATCGGCATTCCACTCTGCGTCATCGGAAACAACCCCACCACCTCCTCGCTGCCGTCGTGTATCAGGTTCGCGGGCCAGCGACCACACACGGTTGTAGGTTCTGCAGAACGCTTGCGAATACCATACTTCCCATCCTCTCCGCCAGTTTCTCCAGCGGTGTACGTCAGCGTCTCCGTACCAACCCTACACCCATCCACGTTCAACGCCCCCGTACCAAACGCCTGCACGTTCGCGGCAACGGTTCCGATCAGAGGCTTGCGGGCCACGGTGATCGGTTCCATTGCGGGCTTGAGAGCCGTTCCCCAACCTTCGCGGTCGCCGTCCAAGTTGTGCGACTTCGGAAACCCAGACCCGTACACCCACGCAATCAGGTCACGTATCTCGAACCCAGCGTCCTCGATGTTGCAGCACATCCGATGCTGCGTGCGGGTACCAGCGAACGCGAGCAGATGCCCTCCCGGTTTCATCACACGCAACGCCTCCGCCCAAACGTCAACTCCGGGTACAGACACGTCCCACTTCTTGCCCATGAACGACAGGCCGTACGGCGGATCGGTCACGATGGAATCGACCGAAGCATCTGGTATCGTCCGCATGACTTCCACGCAGTCGCCGGTGTGGATGGTGTAGTCGCTCATGCTTTGCTCTCCCGATACTGTCCGATAACCCACTCCTGAAACCTTGGCAAGTCCTCCAACGGTCCCCCGGTGTATTGCCGCATATGCGGATTGGCCGTCAGGTACGTTTCCTTGGCCTGTAGGCGATTCTGACCCAACGCCGCCCACACGGGGCGGAAACGGTCCAGAATCGCTCTGTTGGCATCCGCCAGCGGTTTGGTGGCCTTCTGTGCGTCGATTGCTGCCTGCAACTCCCAAACCATCAGGCCTACACCCTTCCCAGAATCGCGGCACCGCTCGCAAATCTTGGTGATCGTTTCCAAGGAAAGCCCGCCAGCCGCCAGATCAGTCAACGCCGGGCGACCGATACCGAACGACGCGAGGGTGCTAAGTGATTCCTTGTTCACTTGGGGAGAAATAGCAGCAGCAGGCAGCACAGCGGTTTCCGCTGCTGCTGCATTATCTCTTCTCTTCTCTTCTCTTCTCTTCTCTGGTCGCGTTTCTGTCACGCTCGGACCGTGACTAGTGCGTGACAACTCGCGTTCTTTCGCCTTCCGTTCGCATGCTTGCATCCTCTGTTTAGCACCTTGGGAGAGGTGGCGGTCCCACTTTGGGAACGTCAGGCCGGACGCATCAGCATGCAACCACCCCACTTCAACCATGCTCTGTCCAAATCCTGTCACGCTCGCAACGTGATCAAGTTGTGACAATGTCACGCTTGGAGCGTGACCGTTAGACAACTGGTCGGTAGCCCATGCCCACACACGGATGAGGTGCCCGACTACTTGCTCTGTGGTCATCGCATGGGTTGCGGCCATGCGGAATACGGCGGGGTCATCGGGCAGATTGGCCCGGACCTTGATCCAATCACCTGCCATCGGGCGACTCCAAAACGCAACGCCCCTGCACCGTGGCTGCCCGAAGTATCGCGTTACGGCGAATCGGCACGGTGAGGGGGCGATGAGTTGTGAAATGGGATAAGGCCATAACGTACTTCCGGCAGCACGGAACTATACCCGACGAAACATCACCAATCAAACTTGTTCCCGCAGAACCGGCACACCTTCGCGGCGGGCTGGACCTGCTCGGCACACTGGCCGCAGACCTTCATCGGCTTCGTGTCCTTGCGGCTCACGCCAGACACGAAAAACAACAGCAAAGAGAACGGCCCGAGCAACGCACCGGCCAGAAACCCCATCGCCGGGTGCCAACCGCGAACGCTCGCGGCCATGCTGCCGATGAGCCCGAACAACAGCAATAGAACAACAGCAACCGTTTCCATCACGTACCTCCCATCAAAGTCCGCCATGCGAGTGCTGCCACGCTTGGAACCTGGGCATTTCCAGAGGCTGCAAGTCTGTCCACCCGATTGGAAACCCCATCATCCATTCCGCAAATGACGGGTTGAGGCCAACTATCTCCTGGCTGTCTGACAGGCCGACACTGCACAGCCGCCGACACACACGCCCCCCTCTGTCTAGCCTCGCCAAAATCGTGGCCCGCGACCAATCCCGCCCCTCCGTCTTGCATGGAGTCGGCAAGTATCCAGATTCGTTCTCGAAGGTGTGGCCTGCCAACGTCTGCCGCTCCCAGCACTCCCCACCTCGCATCAAACCCCAACGCGGCCAAGTCTCCGAGAACAACTCCAAGTCCCCGCGAAGTGAGAACTGGTGAGTTCTCCACAAACACGTATCGGGGTCGTACTTCGCCAACGATGCGGGCCATTTCCTTCCAGAGTCCCGACCGCTCGCCGGTGATGCCTGTGCCGCGTCCTGCTGAGGAAATGTCCTGACAAGGGAACCCGCCACACACAACGTCAACGAGTCCCCGCCACGGTCGCCCGTCGAATGTGCAAACGTCGTCACAGATTGGGAATCGCGGCAGGCATCCGTCGCGTTGCCGCTGGAGCAAGACCTTCCGGCAGTAAGGTTCAATCTCGACAGCACAGACGCAGGTATGTCCGAGAAGGTGGCCGCCGAGGATTCCGCCACCTGCCCCTGCGAACAGATGGAGTTCTCGCAATCCGCCAGGTACGTGTAGGTCATTCATAGTTCCTCTCAATAGCACTTCGGATACAGGTCATTCCAAATCTGCTCACGGGTCTGCATTTCGACCGACCACACAATGGACCGCCCGCACACCTCATGGGCGTGCCTCGCGTCGTCGTACCCGCGTCCAGCGTCCGCCAGCGTCGGGCGTTTGCGGCCAGCCAGATACGCCCGCCAGCCGAGCGTGTAAGCCCGCTCGCGGCTCATCGCCATGCGTGCCGCTTCCAAGTCTGCCGCTTCGTCGAAGTCGCTCATAATGCCGTCAGCACCCGGTAGGATGCCGCAGGCAGGCCGCGTTTCGGTTGCCAAACCGTTGATGCGTTCGCCGCGTGTCGCTCGCCGCCGTTACCTCCCCACAGCGGTTTGGGGTCATGAGTCCGAAACCGCACCCGCCAGCGTCAGCCGGCGGGCCGGTCCACCACCGCAGGGATCATGTCGGCATGTCACGCACCCACACACGCGGGGCTGTCATGCCGTACCCGTCGATGTGCTGCGTAACGGTTGGAACAAACGGCTTGACGTACACGGGCCTGCTCATTTTCAAAACAAGCTCGCCCAAAGCCTCCGTCGCTTCCTTAGCCGTGTTGTACATCTTCGCAAGCCGTCGCTCGTATCCCCACTGCTCTCCAATGTTGCAAAGCCATTTCACAGACCAAAGTTGATCTGTCTGCTGGTCAACCTTTGCAATGGCCCACAAGATACCAATATTCACAATCGCGTACATACAAACTCCTTTCAGAACGGCACATCGGCCTCGCGGAACTGATCGACCGCCGCGACTGTTTCAGACTTCATAGCCCGGAGCGTCAGGCGTGCCGCGGCGAGCGTGTTTGCAAACGCCGTGACGTGTTCGGCAATCGCCGCGATGATTACGGGGTCACGCTCCACACGCTTCAGCACGGACGGGATGCTCGGGTTGTACGAAAGCTGGTACGCGAACGCCCGGCCCGTCACCCACAACTGACCTTGCACCTGCAGGGCGTAGTCACCGAACCCGTTGAGCAGGTAGCCCATGTGCGTTTCGGCACTCGGCACCTTGATTTCGAGCAGGCCGTCATCACCCACCAGACGGTCAGGAGATGCACCCGCTACGCCGTCGTCGGTCAGGCAGAACCCAACTTCGGTAGCGTCCAATCCCGTCGTGAACTCGAACCAACGCACGGCCTCGCCTTCAAGTGCGGTTCCCCGCTGCATGAATCCACTCTCGGCATCGTCCAACGGCTGGCCCAGATACCACTCGGCCATGAGGCGGGCCCGATACTTGGCCTGCGACGCGGACGGCTTCAGCGTCTTGGCCGTGAGGATCTGGTCGAAGCAACTGGCGGTCGGCACCCCTAGCCTGGCTTTCAGCCAGTCGATTGAGCCTTGCTTGCACGCGATGGTCTTCACTTGGTCGCCGCCTTCCTGCGTGCAATCGCCTCGAACGATGCCGCAACCCGTGACGCGGGAATGTCTGACAGCCGCTCCACCTTCGCCCACTGCTTGAACTTGGCTACGTCGGCCTTCGCGTCGTCCAAGGCAACCTCGAGTGCAAGCAGGTCGGCATCGCTGATCTTCTCCGCCGGCGATTCGTCCGCGTTGCCGTCCGTGTCCTCGTCGCAACTGGTCAGGCCCAATGCGTTCACCAGCGAGTACCGCTGTGCGTAGGTGTTCACGCTGCCGATCTTCTGGGCCTCGCTGCACCCGGCCCGCGATTCGGTCGGCAGCGTGATGCTCGATGACTCGGAGTGTCCGAGTTCGTGCGAGACAACGCAGGTGATCGTGAGTTTTCCACCATCGACCACAGCGTTACTCCACCGATACGACAGCCCGCACTCGGCCAACGGCTTGCGGATCGTCGCCGCGATGTCGTCAAGCGATGCGTACATGCGGTTCACCTTGCGACCGTCGCGGGTCACTTGGAACTGCGAGTTCTCGGTACGCCGCTGGACCGGCGGGCAGATCGACCCGAAGCGGGCCATCGCGTCCGCAAACGCCTTGCGAGCGTTCGCCGCGTCCATGCGTTCGGCAAGGTCTACCAGCTTGCCCAATGCTTCCGGGGCCATGCCGCTGGCAACCGCCGCCGACAGGATGCTCATGGGTGTGTGCTGAACGGGTGCAAGTTCAGACGGTTCGTGCTTTGCAATCTGTGACATGCTGACTCCTTCGCCGCGTTATTGCGGATTAGACTGTAGCGTAGACTCTACAC